ACAGATAGTAATGGTAACAAACGTTATAACACTTCTATCATTATCCCTAGAATGGGTATCATGAAGATGGTAAGTACCAAAGGTGATGCTAAACAGCAGTCGTCTAACGACTTACCAGATGACGATATCCCTAGTGATATACCATTTTAAGTTTCGCTGTAGGCGAAAGACAGGGTGCTAGTACAAACTATAGTTAAATGAAAGGACATATTGTTTGTGTATATCTCCTAGTATTAGCACCCTACAAATGATAGAAAGAGTTAATGACAATGATTGTTAAAGGAGAACTAGACGAGTTAGTAGACACACTCAACGATTACAGTGTCTATCTCAAGCAGTTCGGTTATGATACCGATACTATTTTTGCAGCATATGCCATCATGGCAGCTTCGCTATCAGGCAAAAAGATCAAGAAGAACGCTTCCTCAGATGCTATTAAAGAACGTATGAAAGAACTTAGTGTCGTTCAGACACGTACTTCTGGTACAGTTCATTAGCATATTCCACAGCATCAAAACTATGATGTTCCCAAAACCTATGTTCTGGTTTATACTTACCCCATGTCAGATCCGAATGGTGTTCAAAACACAATGGTACTACAAGCTGATTAGATCTATTATGTTGAACCTGGCTACCACGTAGATGATGAACATTCATTGGTGAATTAGACATACACCCTGGAACGCAACATCCTTCTTGGATAATCTTTTTAAAATACTTTAAATCTTTAGACGTATACTTTGCCATCCCATGAACCATCCTTCCTCAATAACATTGGAACTATGGATGGTACACCATTAGTGATGACACCACAAGATAAGATTGGCTTTGCCATGTTTACTTTCATGTAAGCCATAGCCATAGACTTCTTATCAACTAAACAACCAACAGACATACCCCAGTTTAAATGGAAGTCATTACCGACATACTCTATGTTTGACTGAGTATGGTAGTGTCCTTGAACTACCGAAGCAGACATCATCTGTACTGCCTTCACAATATTCTTAGATACTTGATGTGCAAAGTAAACTCTACCCATAGCAGTTTCTTCCCAGTGAGATTCTTTCCACTGCCAACCATGACCTACATCTAGTATCTCATTGTAGTCTTTCAGAAAGAACTTAGACATACCCTTTGCCATAGCACGTCTTAGGACCATAGAACCATGATTAGATTCTAATATAGTCATGACAGGGAACATAGCTTCTAGCTTTTTCATGTGATATCTACCGATCTCTAGTTCATCAGCAGGTGATGGTAGATCTGGATTGATTATGTGAGAAACATTAATTGAGTGCCAATCCATTTCGTCTCCGATATGAATGACATTCGTAGGATTATACTTAGCAGCCAAAGACTCCAAGAACCTATAACTATCAGGATGATGATAAGGCACATGAAGGTCAGAGATGACCAAAATTCTATCGTTTTTTCCTGTTTTAAGAGCCGTAGAAGGGGTACTTTCATCCTTCCTAGGTCTACCCCTACCCCTTTTTATTATTTTTAAATCTGTCTGCGACTTTCTCTGCTGATCTTCCAACTGTATAACCTCCTATCCCCACTAGGATGATGTTAAGTAGGGAGTTCTGTACAGACTCTGGAATGTTAGGTGCAGTAAACCCAAACCAATGAGCTACCATTAAACCAGCAAAGACCAACATCATAATTGGTCGCCAGTTTCTTTGTAAGAATCCTCCCTGTGCTTCTATTTGTATTGTTTTCGCAGCACCTTCTAGCTCTGCTAGTTCTCCTGCGATAATCTTTTCTTGTACTTTCGCTTTAAGTTTGTCAGCCTCTCCCTTATTATCGACAACTTTATCAATAGTTTTAAAGACTGCTCCAGCGACAGGTCCGAGTAAGTTAAGCATTTATTTCCCTCATGATTGATGCCAGAGCTTCTGCTCTGTTCGGTGTTTGATTTGCCCATCTGCTGTTTAACATTTCAGACGCACAGGAATTATACCTTTGTTCTTTAAGGTGTGCCAAAGCGTTCTTAAATTTAGATACACCACCTTCACCCATTTGGAACACCATCTCAATAATAACTTCCCTAGCTGTGTCAGCAATATCATAGCCATCAAGAATCCTCGAAGCACCATCAACTGCATTTTGAAAATCACTCTCAAATAGAGCATCCCATCCATCTCTGTCTGTCGGTATATCTTCACCAGGTATGATCTTATGTCCATAACCACCAGTTTCAAATCCCAGTGTATCTTTGTACACAGTTTCACAATATCCTTCATGTTCTTTAATCCTCTCTTTTAAATCAGTATACATTATAATCCTTTGTCGTACAAAATCCTGTAATAAACAAATCCTTTTCTTCTCTCAAAGTATATTTAAAATTATCCACATATGCAAGGCACTGTGGAACTGCGTTAAATTCTTTTGTTAGGGGTTCTGCTATACATACCTCCTCCAATGGGGAGTATAGCGATTGCATACAGGCAATCAGAATTAGGTATACTTTCATACCTAGTATAGTATAGAGATAATTATACCGAGTAAATTAGAGAATACTAAGAAGCCAACGCTCCAGAGTACTCTCTTAATCATCATCATATCTTTTTCAATATGATATAAATGGTTGTTTTGAATAGTATTTAGACGTTCAGAAATAACAGCTACTTGCTTATCAAGATTAGCTAGTTTTTCTGTGTCTAATGTCATGCAGCTTCACTCGGTTTCTTTTGATATTTAAGTTCCATGACTTCAGCTCTCAATTTGCTATTCTTTTCTTTCTCTGACTCTATCATATCTAGAGCCATGTGATATGTCTTTTTCATTTCGTTATATTCTTTCTTCAATACGTGAGCTTCTGCTTCTGTCATGTCTTTTCCCTTCTGTAAATTAGTGTGTAAAGGGTCTATATTATTCTCACTAAAATTCAACATCAAGATGTCTTTTGTATTGACTTTATAAATTCTTTTCCTTGGATAACTTGGATCTCTGCTTCAACTTCAGCACAAGTAATTTGTACAGAATCTGACATATTTCTTAACATTTCTCTTTTGGCTTTAAGACAGTCGTGAACTGTAGGCATAACAGTATGTTCAATTAATACTCCTTGACTAAATAGTAGTAATGCTATGACTGTTTTAATGACCATTGTTTCTAATCTTATCTTTTAATTCTTCAATATCTTTTAATGCTTTTTCCATATCTGTTTGTAATCTCATAATATTAACTTTGTTATGTGCCATGTTTTCTAAATCTTCTGACATACCAGCTACTTGGCTAGATACAAATTCTAATAGCATAAACTGTTCCTGATCTATAGGAGTTTGATCTGCGTTCTTAACAAGATCAGCCTCAAATAGAGTAGCTCTAGTTTCAATATTATTTAGCCTTTCTATAATACCAAAGTATGCCCATACAGCAGTTGCTGTAGCTCCTAATAAACCAATAAGGTTTTTAAGAGGTAAACCTATCTCTGTTTTTTCAGATAGGCTAGGCATTAGCTTTTAGGATTAGCTGTTTTCACACCCTGTATTCTGGTTCTCCAAGCGTCAATGTCGTGATAGATTTCATCTAACTGATCGCCTATATCACCATACGCAGCTCTACGAGTTGCATCTACAGTGGCATTAGATTCAGCAGTTGTTGCTGCTGCATCATAACTAGCTAAGTCGCTATCAGACGGTTTAGCTACACCAGAGATATTCCACTCTTTAATGTATGCACCTTTGCCATCTGAGTCATCTTGTAAAAGAACATCAGTAGTAAAGTCCACAGTGTTCACACTGTTTGCCTTTAGATATTCTTTTATTTTTGTACTTAGTTGTGCCATTTGTTTTCTCCTTTAATTTTATCCAGCTATTTCCATAGCTATTATTTCTGAAGTTCCTCTTTCAAAGTCAGCAGTGTCAGAGTCATTAACAGTTCTATTAATATATAGCGTACCATTCTGATTATTTTTTACTCCAATCTGATAAGTAACAGCAGAAGTTGTATTAGCCGCAACTATGGATATGGCTGATCAAGTTGAAGCAGACTTTTCAACAACAGCAACAACAGTTAGCCAAGCATTTACAAGTTTAAGAAATAGTGTATTAGGATTACTAGGAAACATTGAATCTGAAACAGGTGTATTTACATCATTAGCAAATGCTATACAAAGTTTAGCAGATTCTATTAATACTGTAACAGTAAGTGCTAAAGCATTTAAAAATGGACTAATTACTTTAATATCTGTTGCCGCATTATTCCTAAATCCATTTGGTGCCATAGCAGGTATTATTGGCGGATTAGCACGTGGTATTGGTGTCCTTGTTACAAGATTCAAAGGCCTAAGAACTGCTTTAAAACAAGGTAGTGATGCTTCAAGTAATTTCTTTAGTGTATTTAAAAGTAAAGCAAAAGACTTTTTTGGCTTTGGTAAAGATGTTGTAAAACA